AATCCAAATTCTCCCCTCCTACGGACAGGTAAGTGTGCCCCCGGACCAATCCGTTCAGGACGGCGGCCTTGGACATATTCGACTGGAGGCATTGTACTCATGGATGCCCTATCACGCCTTGAGTCCATCTCACTTTTTACACAGGTTTGATAACTCTTCAGAAGTTCGGGGTATCCTCGAGAATCAAGCAGTCGGTGATTTAAATTTTCCCTGGTGATGCAGACAAATGGATAACGACCTTCATCATATTCCATTGGACTGTGAAAACCATGACCCTCAACTTCATCAGCCCAGCAAGTAATTGTACAAATAGGCACATCGTCTTCATCCAATTCCTTGCGGTAAGTAGTAATGACCCGAACCATGCCCTCATAATCCTGCTGGCCGTAAAAGTTACCGGTGTCATAAGACATGAGATCCGTGGAATAACTCTCCTCAGAATAAAATCCTTTTGAGTTCTCTATCAGTTCCTCAATCCATTTTTTATCCCATCCCTCATTGACCTTCTGCATGAGTGCTTCGGGAGAATAATAATGAATGCAGTGGATGCTTCGGGCAGATTCCAAATCAATTACATTTGAATCGATGATTATCTCCCTACCCAATTCATAAGCCTTAATAGCTGGGCGATTAACCACCGCCTTTTCTGTCGGAACTTTGGATACTCCCTTATTCCTAAGCTCATTGAGCATCTTCCGAACTCTCCGCTTCTTCAGATTTGGGAATAGCGGAAAGAACATTTCCTCGACTCCCTCCTTCATCTCAGGGTCCTGGATTGCCATTGCCAACTCGGGCGACATCTGTGCAATCTCATCGAGGGTTATATCCTTAAATACCCGAGTGGTTTCCCTCTTCCAATAAGTGCCGAAAAAAGTGATTCCATTCTGCAATAAATAATTGGCTCCGATGGCGGCTTCCCGAGGAAGTTCAGTCATTGAGTTCATCCGCCACTTCAAAAACTCACTCACCATCTTTGCACTGCCAATGTCGGAACTTTCGACGGGAGCGGCTACGAGGTTAGCCTGTGACAGCGATTGCGAAAGAAGGGCTACATCCCCATCGATTAACGGGTTAACAAGTGATGGTTCGAGATCACTGGCTCCGTCCCAAGGGAAGGCTTCCGGTCCATTCTTCTTTCCGCTTCCATCCTTGCCCGCCCATTCATTGAACCGGCACTCCCTGGCCTCTTCAGCCTTATCCATCCAAAAGGACAGATTTGCTTTCGCATCATTAAATTCATGCTTAATCGCATCTACATCAGGCCCTTTTTCATCAAACTCCTGTACTTCTAATCCACTACCTTCACTCATTGATTTTCCATTGTAACATTATTTTTTTAAGTTTTTTCAGTGCCTCTTTTTCCACCCTGTGAACCGCCACTATTGGCACTCCGATAAATTCGCTAATCTCCTTGAGCGTGTACGCTTTCGGGTCTCTTCCCGAATCCATTGCCGCCAAGCCCTCCTCAATGACCATCTCTCTGAGCATCGAATCGATCCTCTTTTCCGTCTGCTCATACGATTCGATACAGATCATCCTCGACCTTTTTAACTAAAACCTGACTCTTCGGTGGGCGGTTGTCCTGAGGCCGCTTAACGCATCGAGCAACCCCCTCCCGATCATCAAAGTAAATAAGCATTAAGCGAGGATTGGGGACCAGTTTAAGCACCCTCGCCATAACTGTCTCCGATTTAGCCGGTAAATCCTCATCCTTTGCAGATTCCTTCCAAAATCCAATGCATGTCCCCTTTGGGATGCCCGTCTGCTTAGTTATCTTCGCCCAGCTTATCCCGCTTTTACGAAGCTCAACCACTTCCTCACGCTGTTCCTCGCTCCACTTCCGATTTGTTGCCATTTAATACGATCCTCCACCGCTTGAAATTAATTCCTCCTCGTGAAAATATTCAAAATTGCCCACTGCGAAGTACCTGGCCAAGTCGACAAAGTCCTTACTCGGATTCTTTAAATCTCCAGGCTGATAGGCTTGCATACAACTTATGAGATTTTGGCACTCATCGCTAAACATCAATTTAGGATGATTATCCAATCCCATCTCTTTTTCCCTGTCCCATGCTAAAAGATTATTGATCGCCTGAAGACCCGTCTCGATGTCCAATGCTTCAGCGGGCTGAACAATGATATCTTCATCCGATAAATCATCGATAATGTTGGAAGATCCTTCCGCCTTTTGATAACTCGCCGCCCCTAAACGGGGGTCAATCACCCGAATTACCTCACTATCCCCACAAATCTTTTCCATCCTCCTAATCTCATCTGCGTAATCCTTCAATCCGTACCCGTTCGGTTGGGCCGCCTCGCCAGCGGATAATTTATCCTTGGTCAGATCAATCCATCCTCCCCATGTGTCAAAATCAGGAAATTCCTTTACCGCCCAGGCGACTCCATGTGGATCGATGGCAAATAATACCATTGTCCAGGGCTTTGCTCCCGCCGGATCAATCGATAATACCCAGTTTGCATCCGAGAAATCGGGGAGATTTTCGGGGGATACGAAGTTCTTATCGGTAAGATTAGGAAAGATTGCCCTAGACTGACGAACAGGGACTCCATACGCCCGACATAATATTGTTTCCCGCTTCTCCCCCTCCAATTGATTCTTCATCGCCGCCCAACCGCCAAAGGGATTCGCCGCTGTATGAAAATACACCACAGAACTGGCTTTGCGGATGGGCTGTTGAACGAGAGGGACTTCCTCGCCGTCCAATAGGTCCGCTTTCGTTGACTGGATGGTGCGGGCTCCTGTGAGCATCGATTTGACTACACTGTTCCATCCGTCAACGGCGGTGAAGCTGATGATTCCCTTGGAATTGCGGGTAACTGTTCTAAAACGAAGGGTATTTACCCACGACATCGGTACTAATTCGTCTGCCCAATAGCCGATGTTATGTGTTCCGTTGACTGGATCTTGCGGTGAACCGATCTCTCCTCCCTCAATGGTGCTGATATCTTGGGACCAGTTACGGAAAATACATTCCGAGCGGTTAGGTAAAGTAAACTTTCCGGCAGTAAAGCCATTCCGAAGTGAATACATAACATATCCAACCTTACCACGGCCCAAGGATTTCAGTTCTTTAGGCAGATATTTAAATATTAGCTTCTGCTGAAATTGTATGCTGTTGGCCGATGTCTCCGTAAGACACCATATAATCGTGCCGGGGTTCTCTACTAGGGATTGAACTACCCGCTTGGCCGCCCATTCAGATTTACCGGCTCGGTTACCGCCCATAACGAGGATTTCAGAATGTTCTTTAAGCTGATCGTCTGCCCGCTTCCAGGTATCCAGTTCGAAGCCATATCTATAAGGATCATCCTTTTCGAGCTTGATCGCTTCTTCCCTCTTCTCCCAGTATGCGAGGATTGATTCGGGGGTCATCGACAGCATCTCATCGGAGGTTAAGGCTGGTAAGGCTGGATGCGGTGTCCATGAAAGTGGCATAGTCCTATTTTATCAGATGGATCGGCGAGTGGTACACCTGGTGAGGCAATTTATTAAAATTAGTGAAATTTTGTTCGGACATCCTGATAATCAGGGGGTTAAGATTTAATCCTAGCATATTCCAGCATAAGCTAACATAAGCTAACATATGCTAACATGAGCTAACACTATGTGGAGCAATGTGGAGGAATACGTGGAGCAATGTGGAGCAATTTGTGGAAATTTTTTCATGGGCTACAATCGGTCTCGGTGACCGGCGGGCCGCCCGATCCGACCCCCCTCCCCCCCTGTTGGCCGTCATAAATCGCATAAAAATATGCCATATGTGCAGTTTTGTTATATATTTGCATTGTTTTTTATCAAATGATGAACGCACAATAATGATTATGTCTAATTCTCCTTGCGCAAATATTTATTTGGTTTAATTGTTTAAATGCTTTCACCGATTAAAATCATGCCAACGAAAAGAAAGAGAACTACAGTGATGCCGGATAATCTTCCAGCGAACCTAACCATCGATGAGGCTTGTCCGATAATCTACACCGCTCAAGGTTTATTCGATAAGAGACCAGGTGACTATGCAAAGTTGGTTCAAATGCTTACGGATGGAATACCGGTCACTCGGATCAAGAAAGAGTTGAAAGTATCCCACAATACTATCGCTGTGGTTCGGTCTCGAGAGAAAGAGGTGATCGATGCATCGAAGAAAGTAATGAGAGGATTGATCGGCCATGCTTCACAGCTTGCAGTCGAGAAGATGATCGAGAAGCTGGAGAATGATGAAATACCAAACGGAGTCCTACCAATCGCCACCGGTATCTTAATCGACAAGCACAGGCAGTATGAAGGTGAGCCTACTCAGACTATCGAAGTGAAGAAATCTTTAAGCCTGGATGAGATCCGAGCAGAGCTTGCCAATCTGAAGGATGAAAAAGTGGTTGAAGCTGAGGTTACAGATGTTTAAGAGATAAGCATGGAAGATTTCCCTTGGAATAAAGAACCCGATCAGACACATAACAATTCGGATCTCACTGAGGCCGAAAAGAAACTTGAAGAGGCTCATCAGAAAATCAGATATGAAATGGATATCCGATCACATCCGCATTATGGTTTAACTGATTTTGATCCTGAGCAACCCGACATAGTTTTATCAGAATAGCGTTTAAAGCCCCGTAGAGGACGCTCAGAGCGTTTTTACCCTCAAACCTATACAATCTACCACGCTAGGGTATAAGACCGCCAATCCCGCCATTCTTTGGAATGCCCGATTTGCTGTGATTGTCAGACAGGATATCCTTATCCCTCCTTGCTGTGATTGACCGAGTGTAATATGTGACGAGTGATCCAACTGAATATTTATACCTCCTAACCGGTATAATATTTTGAACGAGTGAATGGGTAAGCTGAGTGATACCTGTTCTGCCGGTTAATCGGTTAGGCTGATGATTGATTTTATTCTCCCAATCGAGTGAGCTTGTAGGCTGGCAATGTAGTGGGAGGTGTGCCGGCTTCAGCGGATGGGCTTTGCCTGTGTGGCCTGTCAAGGGCCACAGGCTAAGCGCAAGCGTCCCACTACTAACAGCCTTTCCACCTACTGAGAGTAGTGTGTGTTTTATATTATAAGGGCACACACTACCACTCTTCTGACTATTTAATTGCACTATTCTGCTTTTAGCTTTAGCTTCAGAGAATAGGTATTTGAATTGTTTGGACCATTCTTTTCGATGTCAATTTGGTCTTTCGTCATCTTCAAAATCTTATCAAATCTTTCCCTGGTGACTTCGTTATTGGTTTGCTTTTGGAGTAATTCAATTGCTCTGTTTTTGCCGGCAATCGGTTTATCTTTTAACAGCTCGAGGAACTTATCGCATAAAGCCTCATTAATCTTTTTTTGGATTGAGGAGGTTTGTCCAGGCTTTCTGAATTTAGCCTCGAGGTCGGGTTTATGCTCGAAAAGGGGGAAGGTTTCAGCGGAAAATTCGAGGACTTTTGGAGGTGAGAATGGACAGTTTCGGGATGTGGTTTCGAGGATAAGATGCTCCTCTTCCTCATGGGAGGTCAGGGTAAGGATGGCATCGGGATCTCTTGCGAATACACCTGAACCGCTTGCTCTATCGATATGATCGGTTTCTGACTTGTTACCCTTGGAGAAGTGGTGGGCGAAGACTATTGCGGCACCTGTTTCCTCGGAGAAATCTTCGATCAGATTGACTATTTCGCCTACCGCCTTGGCATCGTTTTCATCTATACCGGTTGCCAGCTTATAGTATGGGTCGAGGATTATCAGGTCGTAGTTTCTCCTTTCGACTCGGATTTTGGTTAGGAGATCCAACAATTCTGTCCGATGCCCTCGTAAAGGCCAATAGTCCAGGTAGTAGTTTTTAGGTATCTCTCCCTTAAACATGGCCTTGGCTACTCGCTTTATCCGATCCGTACCAAAGTATTTCTTTAGCTCGAAGTCGAGGTATAAGACTTTACTCTGCTTAACCGGCATCCCCAGCCACGGCATCCCACTGGATGCGGCGATGGCGAAGTT